AATTCTGGATGCTATACAATGGAAAGTTGAAAGAAGAAACACATTGGAGCAATTTTTTGTATGAAGGACCAAGCATCTGTAGGTAATGAATCACCTACTGTAAAATATCAAAGAGCATTAGATCTCTTTACAGAATCGGTTATGAAACCTGACCACGAATTGCGTGGTTGTGCTCACAATCAAGATTGTTATGAAGACTTGATGGAGATTAGAGAACATGTTTTGAATTATCTTTCGACTTTGAAATCATCACATAACTATCAAAACCCTGATGAGTCAGATATAATAGAGAGTGAGAAGTTAGAACAAACAGCACCCTTATCAAAATGGCGATAGTGTGCTATAATATATGAAGATACTTTGATTATGGATTTTTTAAAAGAAATTGTAAAAGAAATTGGTGATGAATACACCCAACTTGCATCTGAGGTAGAATCAACTGAAGAATTTATTGACACAGGTTCGTACATTTTTAACAGCCTTGTATCAGGGTCTGTATTTGGCGGTGTATCTCGGAACAAAATTACTGCAGTGGCTGGTGAGAGTTCTACTGGAAAAACTTTTTTCTCTCTCGCTATCGTTAAAAATTTTCTTGACACTAACCCTGATGGGTACTGTCTATATTTTGACACAGAAGCCGCAGTTAATCGTGGACTATTGGAATCTAGAGGTATTGATCTTGAAAGATTTGTTGTTGTCAATGTGGTAACAATTGAGGAGTTTAGATCAAAAGCATTGAAGTCTGTTGACATATACCTCAAGACAGATAAAGATAAACGCAAACCTTGTATGTTTGTGTTAGACTCTCTAGGTATGCTTTCAACTGAGAAAGAAATTACCGACACACTAAATGATAAGATGGTTCGAGACATGACCAAATCTCAACTTGTCAAAGGAGCATTTAGAATGCTCACACTTAAACTTGGTCAGGCAAAAATTCCCCTTATAGTTACAAATCACACTTACGATGTCATTGGTTCTTACGTCCCTACAAAAGAAATGGGTGGAGGCAGCGGTCTCAAGTACGCAGCAAGTACAATCATCCATCTCAGCAAAAAGAAAGAGAAGGACGGAACGGAAGTTGTTGGAAACCTTATCAAGGCAAAGACTGCTAAGTCACGTTTAAGTAAGGAGAATCAAGATGTTACGGTACGTCTTTATTACGATCAACGTGGTCTTGATCGCTACTACGGTCTTCTAGAGTTAGGAGAACTAGGTGGTCTTTGGAAGAATGTTGCAGGTAGATATGAGATTGATGGTAAGAAAGTATATGCCAAAGCAATATACAAAGATCCAGAATCTTACTTCACTCCTGAAGTAATGGAAAAGTTAGACGCTATTGCACAACAACAGTTTGCTTATGGAGAAAATTGAACTTACTGTTCTTAGAAACTTTTTAATCAATGATCAGTATTCTAGGAAGGTTCTTCCTTTTGTTAAAGATGAATACTTTGAACTAAGAACAGAAAAAATTATCTTCCAAGAAATTTATAAGTTTATCACTCAATATAATAAGATGCCAACAAAGGAGATTCTTGATATTGAAGTTGATAACAGAGATGATCTTAGTGGAGATGAATTCAGTGAAGTTAAAACAATCATCACTAACTTTAGTGATGAACCTGTCAATGAGGAATGGTTAGAAAAAACTACTGAAAAGTGGTGTAGAGATCGTGCTATCTATATCGCACTTATGGAATCAGTACTCATTGCTGATAATAAAGATAAAAATAAAAATCGTGATTCAATCCCATCAATTCTTTCTGATGCTCTTGCAGTAAGTTTTGATAATCATGTTGGTCATGATTACATTGAAGACTATGAAGAACGCTTTATTTCTTACCATGAAAAGAAAACTAAAATCCCCTTTGATCTTGACTTTTTTAACAAAATTACGAAAGGTGGTCTTCCTAATAAGACTCTCAACATCGCTCTTGCTGGGACAGGTGTTGGTAAGTCTCTTTTCATGTGTCACATGGCTAGCGCCAATCTGCTTGACGGATACAACGTACTTTACATTACATTGGAGATGGCAGAGGAGAAAATTGCTGAACGTATTGATGCAAACCTTCTGAACACAAACATCAAAGAGATTGTTGAACTTCCAAAACAAATTTTTGATACTAAGGTAAATAACCTTGTTAAAAAAACTAAAGGTAAGTTAATTATTAAAGAGTATCCCACTGCAGGTGCACACAGTGGTCATTTTAAATCATTGTTAAATGAACTGGCATTGAAAAAATCCTTTAGACCTGATATAATATTCATAGATTACTTAAATATATGTGCATCTTCACGTTACAAAGCAGGTAGCAATGTCAACTCGTATTCCTATATTAAAGCGATTGCTGAAGAACTCCGTGGTCTTGCAGTTGAGGCTAATGTACCTATCGTCTCCGCCACTCAGACGACTCGTTCTGGTTATTCTAGTAGTGACGTTGACCTTACTGATACGTCAGAATCCTTTGGTCTCCCTGCCACTGCTGATCTTATGTTCGCTCTCATTAGTACGGAGGAACTTGAGGGGTTAAATCAAATTATGGTTAAACAATTAAAGAATAGATATAATGATCCAACTATCTACAAACGTTTTATCGTGGGTATTGATAGAGGAAAGATGAGGTTATATGATTGTGAACAGTCTGCTCAAGAAGATATTGTTGATACTACTTACAATGCACAAGAACCTTACAAACTCGATAATGACGAGTCTAAATATTCTAAGAAATTCTCTTCCCTTAAATTTTAATTATGCCTAGTTACACAAATCGAGTTCTTGGAAATGATCCCTTGAACATTGGAATTCCTGATCTAAAACCTAAACCATCCAAACGTCCCAAAGTAAAACCTACTGCTGACGTAAAAATTATTGGTGAAGATATTAAAAAATATGCGGAAGGTGTTAGCACCGACAAATACTTAGAGTTTGTTAATGCTGTCACGTCTGACGAGAGTAAACATAGTGGTCATTTTCAGGATCGTTTAAGAAATCTACAAACAAAAGGTTTTGATACTCATAGATTTCTTACTGCTGCTGTAGGATTATGTGCAGAGTCAGGTGAGTTTACTGAAATTGTAAAGAAGATTATTTTTCAGGGTAAAGAACCCACTAAAGAAAACCTGTTTCACTTGAAACGTGAACTAGGTGACATCATGTGGTATGTTGCTCAGGCATGTATGGCACTTGATGTTTCTATTGATGAAATCATTGAGATGAACGTAGACAAACTCAAAGCACGTTATCCTGGTGGAGAGTTTGATGTACACCATTCCGAAAACCGTAAACAAGGAGATTTGTAAAATGTTAACTAGACAAGTAGAAGATTCATTAAGAGCAGCACAAGAACATTTGAGAGATGCTCTTGCGTTTGCAGCACGAGGTGAGAAACCTTACGTAGCAAAACACATAGGTTCATTCCTAGCAGACGTTGAAAACTTAATAGACTCACAAGATCTTATAGAACAGATGAGAGAGAAGTTAGATGCACTACCTGACGATGCTAAATAGTTGATATAGATTACTAAAAGATCATGAGTAGATTTTCAGATTTAGTTGGTGGCAAACAAGAAGTTGCACCTGCTCCTGTGGTAGAGGAAGCACCTAGACCAGAAGAAGAAATTGCAGATGCAATAGCAGAAACTGTAGATTTCCGCTCTATGTCAAAAAATGAACTTGAGGACTATGGACGCACCGTAGGTATTGAGTTAGATAGAAGACATAGTAGAAGAAAATTGATTAAAGAATTAGAAGAACACTTATCAACATAGTCATGCTATGGCTAGTCTAAGTACAACAGAACTCGCTAAAAGAAATAATCTTTCTATTTTTTTAAATAAAATTAAACTTAAAAAACCATTTACCATAGAATGTGGTAGTGGAAAAACTGTAAAGCTTCATACGGAATATTCAAAATATTCTTTAAAAGATTTTGAACGGTTAAAAGATAAAAGAGGAACTATTTTATTTGAAACAATAAATCCCAAAGGTAAGGTTAGACTTAGCCAACTGTGTAAGACTTCTGAGTTTGCTGGAAGAACTCAAAAAACTACAGTAGCAGAGGATAAAGAAGTTGCTAGTTTAAATAAACAATTAACAGAAATAATGGATTCAACTGGATTTGATTACGTTAAAGTGAAGGTTGGAAAGAATAATTATACAGTTAGATCTGTTATTAAAACTAAAGGAATGCCAAAATCTGACTTTAGTTTTGTTGATACTAAAGGGAAAGCAGTAGGGTTTATATCTCATAAAGATGGTACAAGTCCAAAAGGATTTCAACAATGGTCAGGTACATCACAACAAAACGCAAACGAAATTTATAAACATAAAGAAACACAAGACTTTATTAAAACCTTAAAAGGTATGTTTCCTGATGGAATGCCAAATGCAACAACTGTAGGTAGAAAAATAAATAGTCCAAAACTTAAAAAAATGGCAGTCTATGGACAAGATGTAGGAGCACCTCGTACTGGAATTAATAACGTAGATGTTCTATTGCAAGGAACAGTAAAATTAAAAAAGACTGGATCTTCTTATGAAGTAACTTCATCAATTCATACAAAATCAAATGGACAACCCATATCAGGTTTATACGAACCAATACTTTTAGCAGTATATAAAGGAGATAGAAGTGATCATGGAATTAAGGGTGCTAGAATAACTATAAATCCACTTGGTGGAAGAACAGTAAAAGAATACGTGTAACACTATATAAAGTGTCCACTATACCTGTACAAAGGTAATAGATGCTGCTATAATAAGTATATGAAAAAT